CACAAAATGGTGTCGAAATTTCATGGGAGCCAGACATTGTAGATATTGAGATCGACCAATTCGGTGATGCCGCAAAGTTGATTCAGTCCAAAGTTAAGGTGATGGTGAAGACCACGCTTGCTGAGGGAACATTGAACAACCTTGCAATCGCTTGGAATTATGATGATGTCACAGATGGTGACGACATCAAGGCAAACTTCGCAGGTTCGGGTGCAAATACAAACACCTTCCTGTTCGGTTCGCAGAACGTGTACCCACGTGAAAAGGGTCTGGTCATTGTTGGCTCAGCCCCCGGATCGTCGGCAGCAGCAATCAAGACTCGTTCCTACTACACAAAGCGTGCGGTTTCGATGGAATCATCGATGATCAGCATGAAGCGTGCAGAGGCAACGATGTTCACTGTTGGTTTCCGTATTCTCCCCAAGACAGAGGATACAAACTACGAGTACGGCAAGATTATCGATCAGCAATAATTGATTGAAAAATCGTGAAGTAGCCCTCGCAGGCTTCTATCTTGTGATAAACTTGATGGGAGAAGCGAGGGCTTCTTTATTTTACAAACAAGGTAGGTAAACAGTAATGAGTGATAATAAGGACATTTTGGCTGGAACTGAAATTCTTTTTGCAGATGGAAAGAAGAGAGTTATTAAGCCTTTGACAATTCGTAATCTTCGTAAGTTTATGAAGATTGTCAAGAATCTTAAGAACGATGAAACTCTTGAGGATGCAGACATTGACGTAATGGTTGAGGCAGCCGCTGTTGCATTGGCTGTCGTCGATCCAGAACTCGCAGGCGATAAGGAGAAGTTGGAGGATGTTCTTGATCTCAAGTCATTCGGCGCTCTCATGACTGCCGCAATGGGGTCCGACCCTTCCTTCTAGGCGAGGAGAGTGAGGTATCTTCCGACACAAGTTGGGAAGACATTCCTCTCCTCAAATATGAGTCTGAAATATTTATAAAAACCGGAGCTTGGAACAGCATCGGAGAGTTGGAGTCATGTCTTACTCTCAATGAGCTGTTCCTTCTCTATCGTGCAGCTGTTAATGAAACAAGTACTGCTATGAAGATTGCTGCAGCCGCTCAAGGTGCTGATGTTGATTTTGATGAAGACTGGTATAATCCTGCGCCTAAGAGAATTGTCCAAGGACTTGATATTATGCAAATGGGAATTGGTCTTGGATATGAAGTTTCTCAAAAAACTGATTGATAAAACCTTGATTTTATCGACCTAATGTGTAATAATTAATATGGCTGAACTATGTCTGATACACCAACACCGTATGGGGATATAAAATTTACTGTCACTGCAGATACGTCTGAAGCTGCGATTTTACGTCAAAGTTTAGCTCAAGTATCTGCACAAATTAATAATACTGTAAGTACAGTAAATAAGCTTGCCAGTACACAAGCGATGCTTCAAAGAATTACTGCTGGTACTGGTAATAGCACAAAAGTTTTAACTGGTTTAATTGCTGCTAATAATAAAGCGCAAGTTCTTAATAATAAAATTATTAGCGATGCTGTAAGGCATCATGCTGCTTTAACAAAAGAGATTGATAGGCTCGGAACATCATCTCCAAAAGCAACTGCGGCACTAAATGCTCAAGCCAATGCAATGCAACGCCTGACTACCAGCTCGAGAGAGCTGACAAGAGCACTGCAGGCAACATCTATCCAGCAATGGGCTAACAGGGCTAAAGGCTCGTTGACTCAAATGAACATGAGTATTCTTAGGACAACTGCTCAAACACTTGCATTTACAAGAGCCTTGAGAACAGCGTTCTTTAGCTTCGCAGACTTAGAGCAGGAATCTGCAAGAGTTACAAAGCTTATGGTTGACAACTTTGGATCTGGAGAAGAAGCTATTAGGCTTGCTTCTGAACAAACAAAGGAATTGGGTAAGCTTCTTGATCAAGTAACTAGAAAATTTGGAACAAGCAGGGTGTTGGTTCAAAGTCTAGCAGGTGACTTTGCAGAACTTGGCATAGGTGATATTCAAGGTCTTAAAGATCTTGTTGAATTAACAACTACTGTTGAGAAATTAGGTAACGTTGATATTGAACAATCACAAAGATTTGTTGAATCAATGTTGCAAAATATTTTAAGAGTTAAGAGAGAGCAGTATGCAGCAAGAGGTCTTTCGTTAGATTTAACTGACCCTAAGCAATTTAGCAATATTATTGCTGAATTAAGAGGTCAGCTTGCTGAGTTCAACTTAGTTGAAAATAAAACTTCTCTATCACTAAAAGATCTAGCAGACGCATTCCCAGAAGTCTCGGCTGCAGCAACAACATTCGGACTGTCAATGACAGAATCCGCAGCGCTGCTCGCTCCGATGGTTGCTTCTGGTTTCCAGGTCGGCGCATCTGCTAACTCTATCAAAGTTTCATTGCAAAGAATGGTTGCAATGACAAAACAAAATTCAGTAATTCTTGGTGAGCTTAATCAAGCGCTCGGACCAGATTTTGACTACTCTGCTGGTGTAAGTATGGAAAATATTCAAAAGCTTACAGATGGTTTTAATAATCTATTAAACATTAAGGGCGAGCAGGGAACACTGGAGCTGTTTGCAAGATTGTTCGGCGTTCGTCAGGGACCAAGAATGGAAACATCCTTTAGGCAGTTGGCAGTCTTTCAAAAAGCGCTAGGAGAAATGGGAACAACAGAAGCCAGGATTGCTGAAGTAATTCAAAAAAATGTTAATGCGAGATTAAAGTCTGCCGGGTTTGCTGAGACTGAGCAGATTCAAGTAAAAAAAATGGTGGATATCAGTAATTTACACAGAAAAGCTACTGAAAATATTAATGGTCAATATACAAAAAGAGCTAAAATAATTCGTGAGGGTCAAAAGTTAGCTTTTGATGAATTAACTAAAATTTATGGAACAACAGGTGATGAGTCTAAAGATTTCTTAAGCAAAATAGGAACTGAGTCCGGTAAGATATTGATGTCTAGTGCTTTTAGAATTGAAGACGTAGCGCAAAAGCAATTAGAGACTGAATTGCAAATTGGTCTAGATACCACTATAACAAAATTTAGAATAATGAAGGAAGAAATATTGGCGATCGGAAGAGTGATCGTAACAGCCTTCAAGCCATTGATAGAATTTTTTACACCAATAATACAAAAGATTAGAGATTTTGTAGAAAATCTTGGACCGCTCGGTAAAAAAGCTATAAGTTTTGGTGTTATATTTTTAGGTTTGATACCATCTATAAAACTTTTGACAGTTTCATTTAGATGGTTTTTTACAGGGGCGCTGTCGAGTATTGCAAGGCTTGCAACAGGTTTTGGCAAACTTGGGTCTAGGATTATTGATGTTACCGAACTTGTTGATCGTGGAGCTGGGGCTTTAAAAAATTGGCAAAAGGCAACATCCTTGCCAGGGACAACAAAAGTTCTCTTGTCTGGAAGAAAGCGTGGTGCTATAACAGATGTATCTGGATTGGACCCGTCAGCTCAGCAAGTATTGCAACAGGGTTCAACGCCAACATCTGCTGACCTTAAAAATATTTTTAAACGAGCCATCGGGCTTCCTGTCGGTGGTGATGCATTAACTGGATTAGATGCTGCCATAAAAGCAGTTGATGCAACTGCAGAAACTGCAGCTGATGCTGCCGATGCTGCTGCAACGACTGCTAAATCTGTTAGCGATGGAGTTAGTGAAGCATTAAAGGCTGGGTTTAAAGGAACTGTATTCACTAGCAACAGATTCATGGGGAATACATTTACTGGTGGTCCCGGAGGTGGAGGCACAGGTCGTGGACCTAGAACACCTGGGTCTCCTAGAACACCTGGGTCTCCTAGAACACCTACCGATACAAGACCAACATATGGTCCCCCAGCACCTGGTCCTGTATATGGACCAGCAATGCCGCCTCCAGATACAAGACCAACATATGGTCCGTCCCTGCCTTCAGATGCAAGACCAATTTATGGTCCATCGCTACCTCCATCTGTAACTGGCACAAGCAAGATACCAGCCGGTGGTTTTAGAGTACCAACAACTCCTGTATTGCCATCAATTCCAGGTCCTGAGCCAGTTAAAAAAGCTGCTAAAGCCGCTAAAAAAGCCGTCAAGGAAACAATAGATACTGCAGCGGCATCAGTTGCCACAGCAACTGCAACAGTCGGTGCCGCAGTTGCTGATGTTAGCTCCACAGTTGCATCTGTGGCTGCTGGGGCTGCAGAAACGGTTAGCGAGGGTGTCTCTAGTGCCGTAAGTGCTACTAAAACAGTTGCTAGTGGATCAAAAGTTACAAAAGCTGCAGCTCAAATGACAACACTAAAAGTTTCAGAGATAGTTTCAGTTTATGACAAACTTGGTGTTGCTTTGCCAGATGAATACCAATTCTTAAGAAGTTTAGATAAAGAATGGCAGGTAGCGACAAAAACTAAGCAGAAAGTTCTAAAAGATATAGCTGCACAAGCAAAAGGTGGTGATTTAACAAATCTTGGTGGTCCACTCGGAAGAATCGAGCGCATCGGAAAATCAGAGGTTATCTTTACATCTCCAGAATCAAAGAGATCACTAAAGCCAACTTCAAAACAAATAGCTGAACGTGCTCTTCGACCAGATGTAATGGTCCCATTTGGTCAAGATGAGATTATTGGCGATTTATTAGGAGAGAGACTGAAGAGGGTTCCGAAGGTCGGTTCAACTATTCCTGCAAAAGCAAAGCCATTAGCTGGGGTTATTGAAAATCTTAAAATTAGAGGCAAAAAAATACAAGAAAATATAAATCAATTAGCAGAAACTGGTATGAAAGCAGCTGAGCGTGCGGCGGCTCAGGCTGATAGTGTTCTTAAATATGGTGCTACTGAAACAAAATTGTTAGCTGATGAATTTAAAGGTTTAACACTAACTCCTAAAGATACTGCAGCAGGGGTGATTGAAGTTGAAAGAGAAGTTAGGGTTCTTAGCGAGTATGAAAAAGCAGTTGAAGAGGCAAGAATTGCACAAAAAGAATTTGAAGATCTTACATCGTCTGCATCACAGCAGGATGTGCAAAGATTGGCAAATAAAGCAAAAGCAACTAGAGAAAAAGTTGTCAAGCTTGAAAAGACAAAAAGGAATGTTGTTCGAACAGCAACAAAATTTGATATAGTACCAGCAGCTCCGGTATCTCAAGAGCTGCAAAATTTTAGAGATATAACATCAAGAAAACTACAGCTCTTAGGACCACAAAGAACTCTTTTGCCAAAAGGTGTTAACACACAAGAGCAAGTTAGTAAAGCTCTAGCAAGTGCCGTTGCTCAAGAAAAGATTTTGCTCCCGAAGGGTGGTATTAATCAAAACTTAAAATTAATAGCTGGATATAGAGCTTTAATGGTTGAGAAAATTGAAGCTATAAATAAAGCAATTGACAGTGGCGATGATGTGATTGTTAAAAATCTTAAACAAATCGGTTATAAGAGTAAGCAAGAAATTGCAAAAATGACTAGTAAAACATCTAAAGCTCAGGCTGCAGCTCAGAATCGTGAATTGATAAGAAAACTCGCAGCAAAGTCTGTCCGTCTAGATGAGCTAGATCCAGAGTCGCCAGCTTATGATCCTAATGCTGGGCGTAGATTATTTACAAAAGGCATGGCTGATAAAGTTGCAAACGAGAGGATTGTGCAACAATCTGATAGTCAAATATTAAATAGAATATCTCCAACAACAGATAAAGCTAAAGCTAGTATAATTGCAGAAAGAAATGCTGCAAGAACAAGAAATGCTGCAAAAGAAGCGGATATATTGAATAAAACAATTAATCAGATGACTTCTGATTACACTGTTGAAGCGCAGCAGTCTAGATCTAAAGCAGTTACAGCGTTTAAGAAAACACGTAACGCACTAATAAAGAAATTTGGAAGCATTGAGGCTGCAGAGGTAGCATTAAGTAATGCTGTAAATGCAGAGCTTGCAGTTCAAAAAGGAGCTCTTTCTGCACCAACTGCTGCTGTAAAGAAAGCGGTTTCAAGAACAACGTCAATAGTTGCATCCGGAACTGCGGCAGTTAAAGAAACAGTTGATACTGTAGCAAGAACTGCAAGCAGTGTCCCATTCATATTGAAAGATTCATTGGGTGGGTTCAGAATGTTCCATTCAGCCGCCTCTGAAGCAGTCTCGTCTTCAGTCGTTGCATCTACTAAGACAATTGGATCTGAGATAAGCAGGTTGCTCGATGATGTAATAGTAAGAGCACTTCCGGCTGGATTTGATCCAGCAAAAGCTAAAGTCATGCGTTCTGTCATTGCAGAGGTATTGGCAAAGACACCAATAACAGCAGCAAGTGCGGCAACTCCGGCAGCGCAAAGTTTTATGTCCCATGTTCTTGGCGGCATGGGTGATGATATTGCAAGGGTTATAAATTCACTTGCGCCAGATATTACTTCGGCAATATCTGCCGGTGGCATATCAGCAAAAGGTGGAATTGTGCAAACAGCAAAGGCAAGAGCTGTTGGTTCCTTTAATAAATTGAAATCATTAACTACTGCAAAAATTCTTGGTGATCTAGGAATGCTTAGAACTGGTATTGAGGCGGCAGTGTTTGATGCCGTAGCCGCTGCTGGCTATGCAATTGAGAGTACAACAAGTTCTATTGGTGAAGCTATTAGGGCTGGTACATATACGGAAGCAATGATCCCAGGGTATTTAGATGAATTGACCGCAAAGAGAGAAAAGAGGAGCGCTAGGGCGGTAGAGAGTGGGTCTGCTGGTGCTGCGGCTGCTGCTGAGGCTAGAGGTGAGCCGATATCGAGAGGAGAAAAGAATGCTGCTAGAAGAAGAAAAAGGGCTCTAGAGAGGCTTGTTAAGGAAGGCAGAGCGCCAGATCTTGAGGCAGCCGGCAGTCTTTATGATAAGGCTCTCGCAGGTGGAAAAGAAGAGCTAGACAAATTATTGCCAAAAACAAAAGCTAGCGTCGGTTCGGCGGTTAAGGAGGCGGTTGGTGATGCTGCTGAGGCTGCAAAGGAAACAGCATCTGAGGCTGTCGAAGCTGTTGGAGAAAAACTAGACGAAGCTGTTAAAACAGTTAGCGATGCTACAACTGGCGCAATAGATGATGCTACTAAAGCTGTAAAAGATAAAGTTCGTGCACCATCGACAAAAGGGATGAAAGTCGAGGATATGGGGCGTGCTGAGCTTGTAAGGGAGAAAGGGAGATTGCAAAGTGCTATTAAGAAAGCACCTTTGGATATCTCTGTTCTTGATGAGGAGATAACAAAGAAGAAAGCCCTCATTGATGCTATGGATCCAGCGTCCAAGGGGCTTAAGACGAATGCAAGAATTATTGCTGAACATACAGCGTTGGTAGAGAAGAGAAATGCATTAAGTGCTAAGCTTGCTTCATCTGAAGCAAGGCTTGCTGAGGTTAATAAGCGACTTGCTGAGACAAAGACCGCCGAGGCAGCATCTTCAAAGAAAGCAAAGCCAGCAGCTGCCGCAGCAGCAGCTGGTGCCGCACCAACTGGAGCCCCAAGAGCTCCAAGAATACCAACTGCTGCTGCGCCAGCCGCATCCGTTGCCGCTGTGACGAGCTCAGCAGTTGTTGAAAAACTTGATGAAGTTATTATTGAATTCGATCGGTCCCTTGCAAACTTTTTTAAGGGACCAAACTTCTTTCAGGGACCAAACTATTTTGCTGGTCCAATAACAGCAATGCCCAATGCAAAATTTAAAGATGTAAAGAAGAGATTTTCTGATTTAACTGACGATGAAAAAAAGAAGGTATTGTCTGGTCATACTAGGAGAGCTGATGAAGCTAAGGCAAGAATTTTAGCAAGAAAAGCTGGCGCTACTGGCGCAGGCACGGTTGATGATGCTGCCGCAGCGGCAAGTGGCGCTACTGCTGCTACTGCCGCAAAGGCTGGGTTGTTGAGGAAATCTTTGTCCGGTCTTGGTGGATTGATGGGGAGTGGGTTGGTTCGTGGTGCACAAATTGGTAAAGCTGCACTGCAGGGGATGTTTGGAATAGTTGGCAGGTCTGCATCAGAGTTCTGGAAGATGAGTGCTGCATTTATCAATATGTATACAACCGCAATCAGCAGTGCATCATCAAGCTCAAGGCTTGCATCCATTTCTGCAATGATTGGGGCAAAAGCAATTGCAGTTGTTGGTAAAGCTGCAGCTATTACGGATAAAGCTATAAAGAAATTAGCAGGATCGTTCTTGGCTCTTGGGAGAACAATTGCCACAACAACAAATGCTGAATTGACAAGATTCTTTGCTTCGCTTCAAAAGAGTAAAATATTAAAGGCTTGGGGTTTCTTATTATTTACCGGAATGTTGCCCTTGATCAAGGGTTTTAAAGTGCTGACAATTGGTGCAGTTAAATTCATTACAACAATGAAATTTAGCGCTCTCATTGGTGGATTTCAGCAATTATATCAGACGGTTTTAAGGACTGCATTAAGTTTCGCTGCTCTAGCTATTAAGCTAAATGCGGCAATGCTAATGATTGCGCCAATATTGATAGTGGTGTTTTCGATTATATCAAAAGTTAAAAGAGGCATCTCAGGTCTGTCGCCAGCTATGGACAATTTTAAAGCTGCTTGGGTGGCAATAAAAGATGCGATATATATACTTGCTGCTCCTTTGGAAAATCTTATTGCTTCATTTGGCGGTATTGGGGCTCAAGGCGATTCGGTTAAAAGAACTGCAGGTGTAATTTGGTTGATATCTAAAGGTGTAAGGGCTGCTGCTGAAGCATTCCAAAGATTCGCTGCCGGTCCCGGTCTTAAATATATGAAGAGTGCTGTTGTTCCAATTATAACAAGAATTGTTAATAGATTTATACTTCTTGGAAGAGCGATAAGTGCCGCATTTGGTGGTCGAAGCGGAGAGGCGGCAAAGAATTTTAAAGGCTTCTTATACTCAATGCTTTATGAAGCAGTTGCATTTATTGGTAAATTTATAAGCTTAATAGCATCTGCACTAGAAATGTTTGCACCAACATTGGCTAAGATAATTGATGCCATTGTTGCTGCAACTATCACAGCATTTAGAAAAATTATGAATTTTGCAAAAGAAGTAATGCTGCTTCTAGGATCAATTATAACAGTTATTGGTGGAATATCTGGTCAAATTGGCATTGCCCTTGGTGGTGCAGCAATTGTTGCTGGTGGTGTTGGCATCGGACTTCTTGATATCAAATTAAAGGAATTTGAGGAAAGCGCTAAGAGTGGTGGCTTAGGGGCTGGGAAGGCAATTGCAAATGGAATTACTAGTGGTGCAAAAAAAGCTGCTCGTGGTATGGAGACTCTTAAAGCTTTAGTTGGTGAAAAATATGGTGATTTGATGGGTGTCGGTATAAACACTGCTCTTGCTTCAAGAATTGCAAAAGACATGCCAAAGGATGTTAAGAATGAAATTATAAGGTCTGCCGATGATGCAAGAGCTGGTGGAGAATCGCTCGGGCAAGAAATTGCAAAGGGCATTAAGAAAGGTCTAACAGATCTCAAATCAGAATTTACAGATAAGTTTTTTGGAAAAGCTGATTCTGAAATTGATAAATTTGTAGAGAAATTAAAAGATGGTTTAAATGAACAGAAAGATAAAGCGCTAGAGGCATTTGATAATCAAATAGAAGCTATTGAAGCTCTTGGTGAAGCAGAAGAAAGGCTTACTGCGACTGTTGAATACGAAGAAAAGCGTCGTGAGATGATACGAGAGCGTGCTCTTGATAGAGAAAATTATTTGCGTGAAAGAAAAGTCGCTGCGTATGAGGGAAGGGCTGAAGATGTAAGGTCACTAGACCTTACATTTAGAAAGAGTAGTGTGGAGAAAGATAAGGAGATTAAAGACTTTGATCTAGATAGAGTTAAGACTCTCCAGGCTCAAAATAGAGAGGATGCTGTCAAAGTAATTAATAAACAAAAAGAGCAATTGGTCAAAGAATATGACAAGATGTTTAAAGACTTTGATCAAAGAATTGAAGACATAAAGGTTCGTGGATTTAGTAATGAACAAGAGTTTGTGCAAATGTTTGGCAATTTACAAAACGCTGCATCGGTATTTTCTGACGATATCTCTTCAACTTTCATGAAAGCTATGGAAAGTCTTCCAAATGCAATAAGAGAATCAACAGATCCATCTATTGGAATGTTTAGTACATCAATGGATAAAATGGTTCAAGAAGCAAAGAGAACTTTCGGTATTGGAGTAACTAGTGCAAGTTCAGAATCAATACTTGGAGCTGCTTATTTCCTTGCTAAGGGAATGCCGGGTGCGTTTAGACAAGCATTTGATTCAGGTATTGTTTCACAATTTGTCACGCCATTCTCAACAAAAGTTAAGAATGAATTAAATAATACCGTCCCGGCTGATTTGTGGGTTAAGTCTGCTGGTGTTGCAATGGTTGAAATGGTTAATGAAATGAAAAGAAAACTTGTTAGCCTTAAGGGAACTTTGTATGATGATTTTAAGAAATTGTTCTCTGAAATGCCCGTAACAGATTTAAGTAGAATATTTGGTGATATGTTTAAAGATCTCGATTCAGAGGCTCTTAAGGATTATTTTGCCAACCTTTTCCCAACAGCGGAAGAATTAAAGGCAAAAATTATAACAATTGAAACAGTTCGATCCAAAGACGGATCTGGCGGTGGAGAAGCGCCAAAAGCTTCGCCCGGTTTCACTCCATCAGAGTTAGGACCAACTGACGTAGATTACTCAAAATATAAAGATTATGTTGAAAGAATGGCTGAGTTGAGAGAAAAGGCGGCAGAGCCTGCGCAGTCTGAAAAGCAGGATCCAAAACAAAGCTTCTTTGGCAAATTTAAAGATATTATTGTTGGCATAGCTGATTATCTTGGTCCAGTTAAAACAGCCATCCTGGGGGCGCTTGGAGTTGTTGCTGGCGCTGGTGCTGCAATACCAATATGGACTGGAATAAAAGTTGCTGCTGTCGCAATTGGAACAGCAGTTGGTGGATTACCAATATTAATAGGAACAGTGATTGGTGTATTAATATACTTGTACGCTAGATTTAAATCCGTAAGAGATATTGTGAATGGTATAGCTATGGAAATACGGGATGGTCTTGTTGCTGCATTTAATTTCCTAAAAGATATTGGAGTTAAAGCATTTGATGAAATTAAAATTGCATTTTCAAAACTATGGGATGGCTTTACTGGGGTTGCTTTGCCAAAAATTGGTGAAATTTGGAATGGTTTTACAATTGGTTTTACAATTGCATTTGATTGGCTAAAAGAACAAATTGGTAGAAGGGTATCTGTTTTAATTGATATTATTAAAGCTCTTATTGATCCATTAAAAGATTATTGGGAAGCTGCCTTTAAAGCTAGTTTTAATTTAATTAAAAGTTTTTTTGAAAATGTTTCGAATATAATTGTAGAATTATTTGCAACATTAAAAGTAATATTTGAACCAATAATTAAAATTATTGTTGGTGTATTTATTATAATAACTGAAGCTATTACAATTCTTTGGGAAAAATTAAAAACGCCAATAATAACTATTGCAACATTTATTATTAAAACATTTACATTTTTACTTCCAATATTTTCTAGCATAGGTAGTTTTATATTTGATGTAATTGGTGGTGCAATAGTTGGTCTTCTTAAAATTATAAAATTTGTTTTTGAGGGAGTGTATAAATCAGTTGGCACAGTTGTTAATGTTGCAGTTGGTATAGCAAAAGCAATATTTAATGTGCTGAATGCAATCTGGACAAACCCTGTTGTGAAGTGGATCAGGGACTTCTTATTCAGAGTCTTGATGCTTGGAATTTTTATAGTTGCAAGCTTGCTGGAAGCATTTGCAAAAACAATATTTAATGCATTTAAAACAGTATTTAATATATTTAAAAATATTGCAACATTTATATATAACACACTCAAGCCAGGGCTTGAATTAATTGGGAATGTTGTTAAATTTGTTTTTACACCTGTTATATCAATAATAAAAGTAGTAATAGATATAGTTAAATTTCTGTATGGTGAATTTGGGTTTCTCGGTCTAGCGTTAACCCCATTTGTTGCTGTTTTGGAATTGATAAGACGTATTGTTATGATTGTTTGGAATGTTGTTAAGTCTGTATTTAAAGGCATATACTCATTAATTGAAAGTGCAATTGTAATTATAAAAATTGTTGCAAGTGCTATATGGGACGGTTTAGGAAAAGTTTGGGGATTAATCTCACCAATTGTTAATGCTTTCTGGGATGGTATAACAACAGCAGCAGGGTTTGTTTGGGATTTACTAAAGAAGGTTGGTCAAGGTATTTGGGATGCTATTGGCTGGGTTTGGAATGATATAGGCGTTATCGCTATTGCTGTATGGGATGGCATAAAGATTGCTGCACAAACAGTTTGGGATTTCCTTAAGACAGTTGGAACAGGTATTTGGAATGCAATAGGATGGGTCTGGGATATGATTGCTGCAGCATCACAAAAATTCTGGGATCTTATTGCTGCAGGTTGGGAATTGGTCGGTCCAATTTTTGAACAATTATGGGAATGGTTATGGAATGGTATTAATTATGCTTGGGATACATTAAAACAAACCTTGCAATTCTACTGGGATCTTTTCAAGGAGATGTGGGGTTGGGTTGAGCCAGTCCTGTCTCAGTTATGGGAGTGGTTGTGGAATGGTATTAAGTGGGCGTGGGATCAGTTGGTAGAGGTTGTGCAGTTCTATTGGGATTTGTTTAAGCAAATGTGGGGTTGGATTGAGCCTGTTTTAAGTCAATTATGGGATTGGCTATGGACAGGTATTAAGTTTGCTTGGGATAAAATAACAGAGGCAGTCCAGTTTATGTGGGAAGGCGTAAAGGTTATGTGGTCGTGGATTCAGCCTGTACTGAATACTCTCTGGGATCTGTTATGGAATGGCATTAAGCTTGCATGGGATGGAATTACGACAGCAGTTCAATTTGTTTGGGATAAGATAAAGGCAATGTGGGATGCAGTTTACCCTATTCTTAAAACAATGTGGGAGTGGATAAAAGATAAGATTGGTGCTGCTGTTGATGGTGTTAAGGGTGCATGGAATGGTCTGAAAGATGCGGTTAGCAATACATTTAATTGGTTTAAAGATAAATTCTCAAGTATTGGTGGTTTTATAAGAGAAGGTATTGGTGGGGCAGTTGATTGGGTGTCTGATAAATTAGGGAATATTCCTAATTTATTCAAAGGGGCATTGAATGCAATAATTAGAGGAGTAAATAATGTAACTGGATTTTCATTTACAATGCCAGATTGGTTGAAGTATGTTCCAGGGCTGGGCGGTGTAGCTGGCAAGACATATAGCTTTAGAGATGTCATTCCTGAGCTGCCGCAAGTTAAATACAATGGTGGAAAAATTGGCTCTTACATGAAGGGCGGTATGGCATATGGCTCTTACATGAAGGGTGGTATGGCATATGGATACGGCGGGATGACATCAGGGTTCGCACAGCAGGCTGTGCCGGCAATTCTGCATGGCGGTGAATATATAATTAATCACAAAGCTGCGCAGAGAATTGGAACAGACACTCTTGATGCATTAAACAATTTGCGCTTGTCAAAGCCAAGATACCCAAGAATGCCATCGATTCCAGGCATTTCAATGCCAAATGTTAGAATCGATAATTCTACACAAGCTCCTGTTGGATCTTCAACATCAAATGTTAATATTTATGTTGATAACTTTATTGGCGAGCCAGAATGGTTTAATTCAATGATGAAAGATTATAATATGAAAGTTGCTCCAAGAAATCAAAAAGCAGCCGGTTTGGAAAATAGAGTGATAACAACCTACAATGGTCTTAATAGAGGCATGTAATGACAATACAGAAACTATTGACTATTAATTCAACAGAGATAACGGAGCACAATAGAAAAATATCTGTTAGCGAACAAATTGCTGCTAATGATATTGATTTAGCATCTGGGCATAGAAGGAGATATTATTCAAGAAATAAAAAGCAGTTTAGTCTGTCTTGGTCATATCTGCCAAGCCTGCAGGCTCAAACTGTTGATGGTCGAGTTGGAAGGGATTTTTTAAACACTATAGCAAATAGCTCCGCTGCAGTCGTGGTGGGAATAGAACTCGAGCCAAGCGCTGGTTTAACTTCCTATGATTGCTATATTGACTCCTATAGTGAAACTTTAATAAGGAGAGAGTATTCAACTCAATGCGCTTATTATGATGTTTCCTTAACGTTGACGGAGAGATAGTATGGAGCTTGGATTCTATTCATTTTCTGAACCATTTAAGCAAGGAATAGATTTTTATACTGTTGATGAAGCAACAACAATACAGGCTTCACTGTCAGGTGACGCTACACTATCAGTTAATTTTACAATGCAAATACGATCCTCAACAAGTGTTGAGAGTAATGCTTCAATAACTGCAACAAAAATTGCATATGCTCAATCTTCTATAGTGATTGATGGCGTTACCTTAACGCTTGGAACAGGAATAAAGTCAGCTGCTGTTTTGATTGAAAATTCCTCATCAATGACAGTATCTGCTCAAAAAATCGCTTTTGCTGCGGTGTCGATTACTTCAGCATCAAATCTTTCTGCCTCAGCACAAGAAATATTAAATGCTACAGTATCTATTGCATCATCCTCAGATGCAAATGCAACTATAATTAAACAAGCATTTGCAAGTGTATTGATAAATTCTACTTCTAATGTTTCAGCTCAATCAATACTTATAAAGAATATAAGTGCTTCATTAAATGGAAATATAAATCTAACTGTTGCTGGTGATTTAGTATTAATCACAATAAGAATAGTTATAAATAATTTAGGTAGCGTTGCTGCCCAGGCAATTAAATTCTCTAATACATCTATATCTTCAGGCTCTCCATTAGATATTGGCGGGATAAGGACATTCTTGTTATTAGATGATAAACCATTAACAAATCACAACAGGAAGTTTGATGTTTCTGTGGAGCCGATCTTTACAGAAAATGTTAATTGGAATAATAGAAAATCTAGATATTATAAATCTACATCGAGAGGTGCAAGAAAGACTTTTAATTTATCATGGTCATATGTTCCAAATACGCAAACTCACACTGTGGATGGTAAAAGAGGGCGTGATTATATAAGAGAGATAGCTGGAAAGCCTCAATACCACGTTTTGAAAGTTATAAATTTAGATGAAAATGGCAACACTCCACCCACAGAAACAAGTTATAATGTATTAGTGAAAGATTATAGCGAGACTCTGGTGAGAAGAGATATATCTGAAGAGGTGTATTTTTGGGATTGCTCTATAAGTCTAGAAGAGGTTTAAATGCTTACTAAAGGTAGATACGATGTAGATATATCATCATCTTTCAATAACGCTATATCTTCAATATCACAAAGAGTAAAACCTCTCATTTTAATAGACTGGCTAGATAGTCGTCATATTAATAAATCCGGCAATACGGGAATAGCATCAAGCAACTACACCAATTCTGCAAAAACAAATCAAAATATAATAGATAATGCAGCTGGGCTACTTGCTTCCGGCAGATCTTTATCGGATAAAGAAATTTTATTTAATAAATCAAGAAATAGAGATTTTTATTTTACACCAAATGAATCTGTTAACGGAATAGAAAGGCAGTCATTTACATGGGCTGTTTGCGATGCTAAAGATACAAATGGAAATGTTATTACTGCTAATGGTCAATGGCATTGTATGCCAACAACAAAAGATGAGCATTACGAGTTTGGATATGAGTCGTCAGTTAAGAGTACAGCAAATACTCATGCAACATTAAATGGTTACGAATTGCAATCTCCGGTTGTCCTGACATATGTGTTTGAAGAAAGAAAAGTAAATTTAATAAAAATTATAACATCTGAATATAATGGTCAAATTTGTGCTTACAATATAAAAGCATATCATAATACAAATACTCTTGTTTACAATGAAGATGGTGAGATTCCTATTGATTCATATTATTTTAATCATTATTTAGAATCAATTACAAATGATAATATTAATAAAATTTTATTAACAGTTTATACAACAAAAAATCCAAATGATTATGTAAGAGTTAATGAAGTTGCTCCAATGTATAGGGTTGATATAACTGATTACATTATAAATTTTAATGTTTCTAAAGTTCGTGATGTGCACGAAACAAGTTTGCCAATTGCCGGTGGTGGTAGTAATACTGCATCATTGACACTAGATAACGCAAATAAAGATTTTAATTTGTTTAACTCAGCATCTCTATATGGAAAGTATATGAAAAAAGATTTACGCTGCTCTGTGTATGCAGGATGGGAGAGGGAGTCATACGATAGTGATCAAATTATTACATCATTATCTTCAAATATTACAGCAGTAAGTAACACGATAAATGTCTTTAATATTAATGATTTCCCATCCGGGGGTTCCGGAGATGACTATGTTATCACCATCAATCCAGGAAATATCAATCAAGAAAAAGTATTGGCAAGAAAGGGCTCTGGTAATTCTTTTTCTGCAATAGCAAGAGGTATCGGGGATACAAAGGCAAGAAGTCATAATACTGGCGCATCTGTCGTATACGATATATTTGAGTATGTTCCATTTGGAACATTTTATATTGATGAATGGCAGGCTACATCTTCCAGCATGACTGTTTCTGCAAATTTAACTGGATGGTCTAAGTTTGGTCAAGATAAAGTGATAACTAAAGGATTTTTGCTTCAAGAAACAACAGTGGCGGAAGCTGTAGAGCACTTGCTATTAATGACAAATTTTCCTAGAAAAGATATAGATTATTTAATTAATCCTGATAAGTTTTATTTAAAAAACAATTCAGTTATGCATCTCAATTTTAATGAAAAAAATGTAGATAGATCAAATAATGCTCGAACAGCTTCTTCATCACTTAGGGCTAGATTGTATGCAGTCCCGGAGGGTGGTAATGCACGTGATATTAGATTAGATGTTTTAGATAAATACCTTTCTACATATGAAAAAGCACTGGATGTAAGGACATCAGTTGCTCCATCAAAAGTAACGGCATCAAAAGAGATATCAGATCAATCAGGGGAGAGCAAAGCTGTGAATTGGGTGTCGGGTCAATTTATTGCTAATGATGGAAGCACTGTTGATAGTTTTTTCAATGGTGTTTTTGATGGTTACTATATACCATCAAATACTGGAAATCAACGATTAATAGCCGGCATAAATAAAGGCGGGATCAGGGTTTATTTAAATGATGTAAAAATTATAGATGAATGGAGATTTGTTGATTCTGGCACCAATACACCAGAATCTTTTTCTTCTGATTTATATGATTTAACAGCAGGTAAAGTCTATTCTCTAAGGATAGAGTTTTTTGCAGAGCATAAAATACAAAATGAGCCTTTTAAGATTTTTCTTAAGAAAGAATACGATTCATATTTAGATTGGGTATACAGTCATGAATGTTATACAATGGTTGCTAATGATAGTTATGGGAATAGAACTTCAGATTCATATCTAACATTCTCTGCTAATAGCTGGACACCAACTGCTAATGTAAATGTCATAGAGAGATCCGGTCGGCAAAATAACGGTATTTTATTAGCTAACGTTAAAATATCAGAACAATCTGGTATTGTTTCTGATCTGGATAGTCGATCTGTATTGCTTGAATCAAATGCTTATATAAGAATTCCTTATCATCAATCATTTGATATTTTTAATTCTAATAGTATTTCATATACTGGAGATTTTACTATTGAGATTTATGCAAAAATGCACAATGGTGCATTCTCTGCAAATGGTGAATATATAAGTTGTTTTAACAATTCCTCTCCATCTAATGGTTTTGAATTTTATTCAAACTCTTCATCTAATGGTTTTAAAATGGTTACTTCAAATGGTGTGCAAACAGTATCATCAAATATTGCACTATCAAATAACAGTTTTAGTTTAATAACAGCTACATATTCAGATAATACTCTTAAGTATTTTATCAATGGTGATTTAAAAAATACTGTTACAACAACTGGAACACTTGTTCCATTTTCTAATAAAGATATTACTATTGGCGGCAGAGGTGCTTCCTTTACAGCAGAAACAGAAATTAACTTTGCTATAGAAAATGCTCCAATTACAATTAGATCTTTTTATATAGATGAGTTTGCAATTTCAAATATAAAATTTGATGATGAGATGGTTAAAGATAGTTATGTTCAAACGCAAATGCAACCAATTCAAGTTATGCCTTTTATATATGGCAATGACCAATCTATAACTCAAGTGATAGATGAAATAAGTTTGGCTGATTTTGGCAGACTTTATTTTGATGAATTTAATAAGGCAAGATATGAGCATTTTAATAGATTTTTTGAGTCCTCAATTGCTCAGCATGCAAATGTTCAATATACATTATCTGATTCGTCAAATATACTTGATGCAAGTTATAATGTTCAATTACAAACAAATAAAGTTACAGTAAAGACACAAGGTGTTACAAATAACATAATTAGTAAACAAGGTCTGTGGAGAGCTGAAGATCCAACAAGCCTTGCTGTTGTAAGTTTGACAAGCTCAATGAGCAATTCTGATTTAAGCATGAATGTTACTTCAACGAATGATCCATTTTTTCCAAAAACTGGTTACATTATGATTGATAATGAAATTGTTAAATATGGTAACACAACAAGCAATTCTTTTCTCTCACTAGAAAGAGCACAATTTGATACAGTTGCGGCTTCACATAATACAAATACAATTGTTAGAGAAGTAAAGGTTTATGATAGATTAAACTTTGATAAATCACCGGCTTATATGATTGAACAGCCATTGATTACAAATATAACCACCGTAAAGCCGGCGAGGTTAGAGTTGGTTAAATACAATCCAAGCCCATATGGTGCCGTATTAATTATCGCAGCGTCAAATAATAATGTTGCTGGAGATATCATTTATCTAGAAGGTGAAAATCCGTTGAATGGGGAAAAGCATTTTACTTCCATTGCAGGAATACCAGTGATAATAACAGATAATAAAGGTGATGTTAAAGAGCAAAAAGTTACATTAGATGATAATATAAGAAGGTATGGTCTTAAGGAAATAATTATAGAAAATCAATTTATAACCAATTTAGATCATGCTACACGGCTTGCTAATTTTATAATAAATAAAATGAGTGACCCCGTTCCTATTCTTAATTTAAATATATTAACAATTCCAAAACTTCAATTAGGTGATAGAATAAGAATATCAACTATGGATTCTTTTGATATAATTAATGGTGACTATTGGCTGATAAGTTCTGAGTTTTCATATGATAAGAGCTTGTCTCAATCTGTTGTTTTGAGAAAGGTAATCTAATGCGTAGATCGAGCAGCGCTATATCAGAAAACTCAATAGTCTTTTTTGAAGGTGGTCACGATCATGATGGTGTTTCATCCTCGCTTATAGATACAGAACAATATTCTATTTATGATTTTACGGTTGGCAAAACAGGTTCCAATGCTAGACAATTAAGGCAACAAAGAAATTTTGATAATTTAAAAACAGTAGTATCTAATATAGTAATAAACGATGTGCTTGGTCCGTCTGGGGTTAGATTATTACCAAACTCTGTTCAATCTGTTCATATTGCAGCCGGGTCTGTTACTGCAAATGAATTGTCAGCAAATGTTGCTCTTATAAACAATATTATTAGAAGTAGCAATTTTGATGGCACAATTGCCGCTAATGGTGTTATAACAGCTGATGGCACTGCTGGCTGGGCAATCACTTGGTCTGGAGATGCTGTGTTTGATAGTACTGCAATCAGGGGTTCAATTCAAGCCGACAGTCTTTATATTAATAATTTAAACTATTGGACATCTAATGGCACATTCTCAGTTGGCGCTGAAAACAACATTTTATTCTATAATGGTAATTCACTATCCCTTACTGGAACTGTTTTTGCTACAAGTGGTCAAATTGCTGGCTGGGAAATCAATGGTGATAATCTAAGAACTGGCGGTAGTTTTGCTGGGGCGATGGAGCTTGGTGAGTTTAATACCGCCCTGTATAATTCCGCTGGCATGGCTGGAGTTCTTATTGAAGGTCCGTATGATGCAAATGCTCAATATGCTTATGACAGCTATATGATCAATAGTGAATTAGGAATAATCCTTAAAGACGGATTAGCAAACAACGCAGTTGTGAGCTCAACCATTATAAAAAGTTATGGGATTAAATATTCTCATGGGTCTGAGTACTTTGAATTTTATTGGGATCAAGCAAACACACAGCTTTACGCAGTTATTGATGGCGATTATTATTGCATATCTAACTGTGCTGACACCCCACCAGAGCCAGAGCCAGAACCGCCAGCAGTGGTCGTTGGAGTCGTTGTAGTAGGTACAGTAGTTGTTGGTGCAGAGCCACCGCCACCAGGACCAGTCTGTGATCCCGTCTGTCCTCCAGGTTTTACTTGCATTGCGGATAATATCTGTATTGGTTAAATGGTTGTGTTATAATTATTAAAAAAGGAGATTGTCGTGGCAATTAGAAGATTTATTTTTATTGTAGAAGGAGATGCTTTTATGCAATTACAATTTGATGACGAATCACAAGGGCAAAAGTCACAGGGGTGGGCTGCAGGATTATTAAGTTCGCCAACAGTTATTGAGGTAACAAATCAGCCAGAAGTTGTTCCTGGGTGGACTTGGGATGGGGTCCAATTTAGTCAACCCCAATGAAAAGTGCTTGGCAGGAGTTTAAAGAAAAGGTAGGGGATGCTAAACCGTGGCATTTGCTTAATCAATCAAATTATGCTGAAGATTCTGTTTCATCATATAGATATGAAATATGTAGCTCTTGTGATGAATTGATTAATCTTACTAAGCAATGTAAAAAGTGTGGTTGTGTAATGACCATGAAAACAAAATTGCAGGTTGCTTCATGCCCTCTGGGAAAATGGTGAATCCAATTCATCTTGCACCTGGCATCTCCGTATATCAGATGCCAATGGAAAAAGTTTATGAGTGGTGCGAAATTTTTAAAACACATGGTGAGCCATTTTTGGGATATGGAAGAGTTGTCCATAATGACGGTGGGGATTATCATTCAGTAGTAAATTTAGACCATAGAAGGTGTAAACTTTTTTCAACGAGTAGTTTTTCTGAATGTCATGATGATGATCCAATAAAAAAATTGTCTGCTGAAGTTGAAAATGCAGTTTGGGAAAATATTCAATTATTTTCAAGGCATTACAATGTTAGTAAGGTTGCCAAAAATCATGATATTATCTTTTTAAGATATGAGGCTGGGGATTTTTTTAAAGATCACAATGATGATTCTGCATCTCATCCAAGAACTGTTTCTGCTACTGCATATTTTAATGATGATTATGATGGCGGGGAGATATGCTTTAGATATTTTGATATCAAATATAAGCCAAAAAAAGGGGATTGCATAATCTTCTCGTCGGCATTTCCATATATGCATAGAGTTGAGCCAGTAACAAATGGAGTCAGATATGCAGCTGTAAATTGGTACAAGTATGTTCTCCAGTAAAATTCTATTCCCATCGTATATTTAGCGAAAATGATGTATAATAGATAAATGGCATACGAGAACTATATATTTGTTTCATGGACAGACGGAACGCCGATATCTTCAGACCGCTTAGCGCAGATGTCTATGAACATGGAACAAATTAGAGATGCCAATGATGCTAAGCCACAAGGTGTTCTGGAATTTATTGAAACAACTTCTGGAAATGTAGTTGCTAATGTTGGTAGTTCTGATACTCAAATTTTAGCCCTGACCAATCCAGGTGGTGGTTCAGACCAAAGAGTTACTATTGATCAAAATAGATTTTATAAAATCACATGTGTATTTCCTGGCTTCACTGTGCAAGGCAAAGGAGCTGAAGATGCAATCCTGAAACTTAAAGTGTACAATGCGGTGTCTGCCGGCTACGGCTCGTCAGCTCCGCTGATGGTATGGAACTTTACAATACCACCTTATGACTTTTATAATACAGCAGCAAATGCAAACACTGTTACATCTTCTATGAAGGCAAGTGATACTGTAACTGTTGGTGCAGGAACATATTCTGTGTATTTAGAGAGTGGTGGTGGATTAACGGCAAACTCATTCTCTGCTGCCGTAGCAAGAGTCGGCGGCACATCGGGATTGACAAATGCTCCCACAATTTCAGTTAACCCCAGCGCTACAGAAAGATTGCAGCTAATAGTGGAAGATGTTGGTGCAAGTGTCTGATGATGCTCTTTTAGCTTCAAGAAGAAAAGATATAGAATGGACAGCTAAAACTGTTCATGGTGAAAACAACCCTAACTATGGTGGTGGAAAATATATAGATGATAAAGGGTATGTTAGGATATTAAATCCAGAACACAAGTATAATATTAAAGGCTATGTGTATGAGCATCGTCTTGTGTTTGAAACATATTTAAGTAGATATCTTGAGCCGTGGGAGACAGTTCATCATATAAATGAAATTAAAACTGATAATCGTGTAGAAAATTTATATCTGTGTACAGTTTCTGAACACAGCGCTATTCATAGAGAGGGAAGAAAGCCATCTGAGCAGCATAGAGCAAAAATGAGGCAAACGATGCGTCGTAAAAATGATGAAAAAAGAGAGAAGTCTAAAATAAATCCAAAGAATGTTTCGGCTAATCCGGAGTCGCCAGAAAATAGTGTATAATTGACCTTATGAAAATTTGCGAAGCTAAGGGCTGCAATCAAGAATTTGAGCCCAAATCTGCCAATCATAAATACGCTGATAAAGATTGCCGAAAGTCAATTGACATTGGTGGTCTTTGTAAGTTCCGAAGAGAGAAAGGATTATTTGAAGTGCCGGTAGATCCAGTATCTGGAAAAAAGCCAGAATCAGAGGCGGAGGTAAAAGTCGCCTACACTAGATTGTTGCAAGAATACAATAAGTTAAAGAGTAAAAGTGATGATTTAGTTTCTGCTGTATATCAAGCAGTTAGAGAAGACATCGCATCAACAAAAAGCAAGCCTGTCCCTAAGCCAAAGGTGGATAGAAGAAAAGGTGCAGAAGAGGTCGCAGTTGCTATACTGTCAGACTGGCAGTTATCAAAAGTGACTCCCGACTATAACTCAAGTGTATGCGAAGAGAGAATTTATAAATACGCAGAGAAGGTTATTAATTTAACTAACATACAAAGAAAAGACCATCCAGTAAGGGAGGTTAGAATATGGGCTCTTGGTGACATAATTGAGGGTGAGCTTATTTTCCCCGGTCAGTCTTTCTTGGTAGATGGCGGATTGTATCGTCAAATTACTGTTGATGGTCCAAGAATTATGAAAAATTTTATTAACATGATGCTTGAGAACTTTGAAAAAGTAACTTTTGTTGGTGTTATTGGTAATCATGGCTCCATAGGTGGCAGGGCAAGAAGAGATCATGATCCAGAAACCAATGGTGATAGAATGCTTTATCGTATAACTCAGCTAATGTTTGAAAAAGAACCAAGAGTCAAGTTTGTTATCCCAGATGGCAGAGGTGAACGCCATTGGTATGCTGTGGATAAAATTGGTCAATACAAAGCAATGCTTTGTCATGGAGACCAGTTTGGAAGTCTTTCATCCTTCTATGCTTTCCAAAAGAAAGCTTATGGATGGAAGATTGGAGCTATAGGGGAAGATTTTGATGATATCTTTATCGGTCACTTCCATACTCCGACAAAGATGACCTTCAATACAGTTCAGTTAAGAATAGCAGGCAGTCCGGAATCTGTTAATACATATGCTGCCGAAACATTAGCTGCTGCTGGAAGACCATCGCAATCATTAATATTCGTACATCCCGAGAAAGGTATAGTAACAGCAGAATATAACTGCTGGTTAGATTAATGAAAAGTATCCATATTCCAGAGATAAAAAGTTATTATAAAAATAATGAATTGCTTTGCACACATTGTGCTGGCAAAATGATGACCGGTGTTCAATATTATGCAATGAAAAGATCTTGGATAGATTTAACATGCATTATTTGTGCACGAGGTGTCGATGTTGAGGTTGGTGAATTAAATAGGATTCTAACAGAATTTAATTTTAAACCAATAAAGGAAAGATATGTCGCTTCAGGACAAAATAATTAAGAATAAATTTTACAAGTATTCTGACACAATTGTAAAAATTAAAAAAATTGTAAAGAATATGAATCAGATCTATGCTGTAGATCTTGGAAGTAAAAAAGAAGTTATTTTTCCTCATCAAAATTCAGAATTAATTTTGCACAGAATCTACACAATAGGAGAGGTCGCAAAGATAGTTGAGAAACGACCAGACACTATAAGGAAATATGAGAAACGCAATTTGATTCCAAGTGGAAAAAAATTTAGCGAAAATTGCGAAGGTTATAAAAATTGGCGCTATTATGAAAAGCAAGATGTGTACGAGATGGTGGAATTCTTTAACGGAAGAACACCTGGGCGACCATCTACAAGCAAACCAGTAAGTGCTAAAGTTATAAGAATGTCACAAAAAATCAAACTAAAAAGGAGCTGATTATGGCACAAGTAAATAAAATTAATGAAGGTCAAGTCGAAATTTGGGCATCTGTTGGGATTACAAAAAATCTTGGCAATTATGAATCATTAAGACTAGATGCCGGTGCAAGGGTTGTTTGTAGCGGTATTGAAGATGAAAGTGCATGGAAGAAGTTATGGGATGTAGTTGATTCCCAGATTGAATCCAAACTTCAAGAGTTGGATGCGGAAAAGTGATATCAAGCTGGAGAAAGAAAGCGCTGTGTCTAATTGATAAAAACAGCAAGTATTGGTTCTCATATAAGCGTGACGAGGTTGAATATGCTAAATCGGTTTGTCAATCTTGCACAGTTAGAAAAGAATGTATACTCCATATGTGGGAGACAGAATCTTTTTATGGCGTAAATGGGGGTCTTTCTGAATATGATGTTATGCAAGAAACATGGAAGCAGGTGAATAAGGCAGATGATACCAACTGGAAACGAACTGATCGAGTTCTTCAAAGACTCTTGCAAAAAGTATCATAAACTTTTTATACCAGATTCCCCTAGGCAGGAACAGGTAGCTGACGCATTAGCTTCTTTTTATAAGAAAGAAAATTTAGAAGGTGCAATAGAATATTTTGTAAAATCACGCCCAGGTCCATTCTTGGTGTTTGATTTTGCTGTAGAATCTAGAGCATTCGTGGAAAGGGTTGAATTCGAGAAAAAGTCACAAGACAAATTTAAAGACATTGTACAGGAAACTAAAAAAAGATTGGAATCTTAATGAACTATGAGGTTAGGTTGCTTAACGCAATCATTGACTCTAAAGACTATGTATCTGCTGTAAATGGCGGTGTTGAGAATGTATTCTTAGAGCATAGAGACATATGGAATTTTGTTGTAAATCATTACGAGGACCACAAGAGAGTTCCATCAAAAGAGACTGTGAAGCAACACCATCCGGACTTTGAATTTATTTCTACACCGGAACCGATTGCTTATTACATTGATGAAGCAAAGAAAGAATCGCTTGCTTATCAAACAAGAAGTATTGTATCTAAGGCTCACACTTTAATTGGTGACGCTGGTGCTAGACAGGCGCTGTCATTTTTGATGGAGGAGACTTCTAAGCTTTATAAGTTCTCTAGTAATTTAAAAGATACCGATTTAGTTGGTGAGTGGAAAGATCGTGCTGACGATCTCAAAGAGAGGTCCAAAAATAAAAAAGATATACAAGGCATACCATCAGGTATTAATGTAATTGATAAAGTATTTGGCGGATGGCAACCGGGGGATTTTATTGTCCTTCTTGGCTGGACAGGTGTTGGTAAATCATTTATTGCAAGATTGTTTGCAGTTAATGCTTGGAAGGCTGGTTATAGACCGCTCATCATTTCACTAGAAATGAATAAGCAGCAAGAAGGGCAAAGACTTGATACGTTGCTTAATAACGGTGAAGGGCATTTTACTAACACCGACTTGGTTAAAGCAAATCCAGAAATTCTTGAAACTTATGAAAAATGGGCTGAGGTAACTTTCACCGGTAAACATGCTATACATCTTGTTACATCAGAAGGTCTTGAAACTGCAGATCAAAACATGGTGCAGGCAAAGATTGACCAATATCATCCAGACATTGTGATTCTTGATTATCATGGCTTATTTGATGATGCATCAGGTTCTAAAACAGAAACAGAAAAGGCTAAGAATCTTTCTAAAGCTTTTAAAAGAATAGCTGTTAAGAATGGTGTTCCTATAATAGATGTTGCAGCAGTAACAATGGCTGATGGTCATTCGGAAAGACCACCGGAGCTTGAGGAAGTCGCTTGGAGTAAGCAATTGGCATATGATGCTGATTTGGTGCTGGCTATACATCGAGAGATGTCGTCAGACTTATTTCAAGTGGTGTCTAGGAAAGTAAGGCGAGCTTCACACTTCGGCTTCTATCTTAGATGGAATTTAGAAACAGGTAAATGGTCAGAGGAGTGGGATATTTAATGAGTAAAAAAATAAACAAAGTTATCGTTTCCGGCGAGGTCGTAGACATTGAAACACTGTCTAGATTGAGACCTTGGATGGAAGATGAGGCAAGAAAGAAAAAAGGGAAGTTTGGAAAGACTAGTTTAATGACGGATTATGATGCGAAGCGTGATGTCTACAAATTCAAAATTTACGTCTAAACAATTAGAGGAAGAGATATACGATCTATTTGCCAAATACTCAGTTCCTGTTCAGGCTGTTAATGGTCAAGAGTTAAACGTATTTTGCCCTTTCCACAAAAATGTTCATAGTGCGGCTATGTATATAAATACCAAGACAGGATTGTGGCAATGCTTTAATCCTTCATGTGGGAAGAAGGGTAATTTTAGACAATTATACTTTCATCTTACAGGTAAGTCGTATGGCAAAGATTTTGCATTAGACAAGGTGTCTATTGAAAAACAATTGAATAGCTACAAATATGTAAAAGAAAATGTTGACGAGCTTGTGCTTGATAATATTTTAATTAACTATGATAATCAAGAAGATGTTGCAAAAATATCAACACTTGTTGAGCGTGGATTGTCATTGCAAACACTTCAGTATTTTGAAGTTGGTTTCTCAAATGAGAAGAATAGAGTTGTGATACCAGTCAGAGCCCAAAATTATAAATTGACAGGCTTTATAGGTAGAGCTATTGAATCACATCAGGAACCAAGATATTTGTATAATAAAGGATTTAAAAGAGCGGATAATTTGTTTAATGTACAAAATGCAAAACAACACCCAACATGTATAATTGTTGAAGGTAGTGTGGATTGTATGTTTGTACATCAAGCTGGTTTTCCAAATGTTATTGCTACGCTCGGCGCTGCTATTTCAGAAAAACAAGTCAAGATGATCAGAAAGTTCTTTGATAATATAATTATATTTTCTGATAACGATGACGCTGGAATCGCAATGCGGCGTGGTATTATAGAGATGTGTCGAGGGAAAAATCTCTCGTTCGCAAGCATTCCTTCTGGATTGAAAGATCCAGGTGAAATGAGTAGTAATGAAATACAGCAAGCAATAAACAACAAAAATCAAATTATATAGGAGAAAATATGACATTTACATCAGTTAAAACATTAAAAGACCTTGAAAAGGCAGTAACACCAACAGGTGGAAAGAACGGTCCAAAACGGTTCTTCACTGTTCAAGCAGGGCAGTCATTCCGTATCAGATTCAGACAAGAGCTGACGGAAGACTCAAAAAACTATTCAGAAGATATTGGTACAGGAATTACTGTTCCGGTAGTGACTTCACCAATCAATTGGAAGTGGAGAGTCGCTTCAACATCTTCGTTACAAGAATTCAATTACAGATGCTGGGCTAGTGAGCAGGCTGTGGTTGATAAGGCTTGGAGACCAAAGCCGCATCTGTTGATCAATATTGCAGTTGAGACAGAGCCAGGTGTTTGGGAGCCAAGGGTGCTCGATACAACTTTTAATCAGCGTCATGTTGGTTTAACACTTATCGAGTATGCCAAGGAATTTAGCACTGTTACCGATAGGTATTACAAGTATTCACGCACAGGTTCTACTGCTGCCGATACAAACTACTCACTTATCCCGCTGGATGTATCTCCAGAGCCAAAGGCGATTACAGATTTGCCAATGCATCAATTGGACAATGTGTATATGAAGTTGCCATATGAAAAGCAACAAGTGTTCTTAACTACCGGTGAACTAAAAGATAATTGGTAAGAATAAGTGGGGGGTAGCTTAAGCAAAGCGCTAGTTATCCATAAATTAGAGATGGTGGTGCAAATCCATCCTCCCCAGCAAAAGAGGTGAAATGAAAAAAATAAATGAATCTATTGTATTAGATTTAGACGGTGTAATAGCAAATATTGATGCCTCAATGTATCAGTTGCTTAATAGTCGTGGTGTGCCAATTGAAGAAATGGAATATGGCAAATGGTTGATATCTAATACTAATGATAAAAAAGCATTGGAGATATTTAATGATCCATTGTTTTGGGCAAATATGAAACCATATGAAGATGCTTGGTATCAAGTAAATCACTGGTTTAGTATTGGGTACAATATTTATATTGTTACAGCAAGAAAACAAGTGAATGCAGTTGAGCAAACTTTACCTTGGTTGGAAAAATGGAATATCAATTCGCAAGTTCCACTTTTCTCTAATTTTGGAGAGAAAATTAACATTATAAAAAATATTAATCCAATTTTTGTCGTAGAAGATAATCCGGCAGAAATAGCAGTGCTTCAGTCAGCAGGGATTAAATGTTATCTCAGAAAACAGTGGTATAACCAGGAATTCTGGGGGAAATACGATACAATAGACACCTTATACGATATTGAGCCGCTACCAACACAGGAGTAAAAGTGACAGATTTTGTCCACCTTCACTGCCATTCTGAATACTCATTGCTTGATGGGATGTCAACGCCAGATGAGATCGCCAAGATAACAAGCATAAATGGTCAAATTGCAGCAGCTATAACTGATCACGGCACAATGGGCGGTGTTTTAAAGTTTCAAGATTCCTGCAGTAAGCACAATGTCAAGCCATTATTTGGCATTGAGGCATACTTTGTTCCATCGGTGCCGCAAGACTCAGAAGACACCAGCGAAAGATTCCATTTAATTCTTCTTGCTAAAAACAATGAGGGCTTGAAGAAGCTTTTTAAGATTAATGAAAAGGCTTGGGTCAAAAACTTTTATTATAAACCAAGAATAGACTTTGACCTTCTTGAGCAATTAGTTGATAATGATGTCATCGCACTTTCCGGTTGTATGGCTAGTGCGATATCTAAATCAATAATGGCGGGTGATACAAATAGAGCCCAAGAATTATCAGAACGCTTTATTAAGATCTTTAAAGATGATTTCTATTATGAGGTTCAAGCTTGGAATCCAAAGGAATTAAATGATGGTCTTATAAGCCTTGCCCAAACATATGGGCGCAAGGTAGTAGCAACAGCAGATTGCCACTTCCCTTCTCGTAAAGATAAGGGGTGTGAAGAAATACTTCTTATGATCTCCCAATACCCAAGCCTTGGGGCAGCAGACCAAAGACACGCCAAAGAACATGCCGACTGTTTACATAATCCCAGCCTTGACATGGTGGCGAAAATCAACAATATGTATCCTAACAGGTCATTGCGCTTTGATGAAATCAATCCATACTTGGCAGATGCAACAGAAGTGGCATCGTGGTTTAAAGATGCCGGTTATGACAGAACAGATATTCTGGAAAATACCGTTGAAGTAGCGCAAAAGTGTACGGCAAAACTGGAGAAGAGAAAGAATCTGTTGCCCAAGTATATGAAGTCGCTCAACTCCGATGATTATCTGAAAGAGATGGCGGAATTTCGGCTCAAGGAATTGAATCTTGGAGATGAATATAAGGCTCGTCTGTATGAAGAATTGGCAATTATTCAACAGCTCGGCTTTGCGGATTATTTCTTGATTGTATGGGACTTGGTAAAATGGGCGGATACAAATGGCATCGGGCGAGGCACCGGGCGAGGCTCTGTGGGTGGAAGTTTGCTGGCGTATCTGCTTGATATTACAAAGGTGGACCCGCTTCAATACAAGCTGTTGTTTTCACGGTTTATCAATCCCGAAAGAAACGACTATCCCGACATTGACCTGGACTTTGAAGATAAACGCAGAGATGAAGTGAAAAATTATCTTGCCACACGCTGGGGTGAAGATAAAGTAGCGGCGATTTCGATTTATGGTACATTTAAGCCAAAGAGTGCGGTGAAAGATGTTGCCCGAATTTTGCAGGTACCATATGCAGAGATCAATAATATCACTCCATACTTTGAAACAATTGATGAATTAAAGAGTACAGAAAAGGGCAAGATATTTGTTCGCAAATACCCCGATGTGCCGATATTGGCAGAACGCCTACAAGAGCGTGTACGAACCGCAGGGGTACATGCTGCAGGAATGGTCGTATCTTCGGTTCCGCTAACAGAAGTCTGTCCGGTGGAATCCAGAAAGGACTCACAGGGTGGAGAAAGAAGCGCAGTTACAGCGTTTGCAATGGAGGATGCAGAAGCCGTTGGGCTTATAAAAATAGACGTTTTGGGTCTCAAGACCGTATCTGTCATTAAAGACGCTTTAGAAATGATTAGAAAGCGTTATGGCAAGGATGTGGAGGCTCTTTCACTGGGGTTGGATGACCACAAGGTGTACGAGAACTTTAATAATATCAACACAGTGGGCATCTTCCAAACAGACGCTGCAGCATACCGCAATCTTATTGAAAGAATGGGTATTGATAACTTTAACGATCTTGTGGTATCAAACGCTCTAGTAAGACCGGGAGCTTTGTTGTCACAAGGACAGAGATATATTGACTGCAAAAAGGGTGAAGCAAATCCAAAGTATGCCCATGAGGTGGTTCAGTCGATCTTAGAAGAGACATATGGCACAGTTATTTTCCAAGAGCAATTGATGCAAATGGCGGTGCTGTTGGCTGATTTCACATGGTCTGAAGCCGACTCTTTGCGCAAGATTATCGGTAAAAAGCGTGATGTTGCCGAATTTGATAAGTTTAAAGACAAGTTTATTAACAATAAATATCTTACTGAGGCGCAATCCGAAAAGATTTGGTCAGAATTTGAACTTTCAGCGTTGTATATGTTTAATAAATCCCACGCTGTTGCTTACTCACTTATGTCTTATCAAACAATGTGGTTAAAAGTTAATTATCCACTTGAGTTTATGTGGGCTCTGCTGTATAACGAGTCTGCAACAGACAAGATTACAGCCTATCTAATGGAAGCTCAGAGGTTAGGGCTTAAAATCTATCCACCAGATATCAATAAGTCGCAAGAGTTCTTCTCGATGTCGCTTCCTGGTGAGGATGAAGGTATTAGATTTGGTCTTACCAATGTTACCGGTTGTGGTGCAAGTGCAATAAATGAAATATTTGGGAAGAGACCATTTAATTCTTTTGAAGAATTCAATAATAAGTGCTCTAAGAGTGCAGTTAAGGCTCCGTTGAGGGAGAACTTAGACAAAGTTGGTGCATTTGAGTCAATCGGTCATATTTCTCAGTTTGACCATCCAAGATACTATCTACCAATTCTTGGTTTCCCAATTAAAGCAAGTGAATTCAAGACAGAGATAGATGAATTTGTAGAAAATGCTGCCGATTTTCATGAGACAGCATCGAGTCTAACTCTCATTAAAGCCGTAG